TCATGGAGCATCTGTAGGTGACTTTGTTACCTTTGATTCTTTTAGTGCAATAGATGGTTTAGACATGAATAAAGAATTTGAGATTACTACTGTTGTCAATGCAAACTCCTACAAAGTTACACATACAAGCCAAGCAAGTGGCAGCACAAGTGGCGGAGGCGGAACAGGTAACGCTAAATACCAAATATCTGTAGGCGTTGCTGAAGCTACTTATGGTTATGGTTGGGGCACAGATGCATGGAATGTAGACGCCTGGAACACTCCAAGATCAACTTCAACAGTTACATTAGATGCAAGAAATTGGTCTTTTGATAATTTTGGTGAAGATTTAATAGCTACCGTGCATAAAGGTAAAACATTTAGATGGGACACGTCTAACGGAACAGGGGTGAGAGCTGTTGCTATTTCACAAGCACCGACAAGCTCAAGATTTACTCTAGTGTCAATGCCTGATAGACATATATTTTTGTTTGGTACAGAAACAACAATTGGTAATAGCACTACACAAGACGATTTATTTTTACGTTTTTCATCACAGGAAGATTTTACAACATGGGGTCCAACAGCAACAAATACTGCAGGATCTTTTAGAATACAAGACGGATCAAAGATTGTGGCAGCAGTAAGATCACGTAATGCTGTTTTAGTATGGACCGATACATCACTTCATGCAATGCAGTTTGTTGGTGCACCTTTTACTTTTTCATTGGTGCAAATAGGTGCAAACTGTGGTGCTGTAGGTGTGCATGCTGCCGTCGATGTAAATGGTGTAGCATATTGGATGTCACAAAATGCTTTTTATCTTTATGATGGTTCAATAAAAAAAATACCATGTAGTGTGCAAGATTTTGTATTTGAAGATTTTTCTATTACACAGCAACCAGAAACGTATGTTGGTGTAAATTCAGAGTTTAATGAGGTAACTTGGTACTACGCTTCTACAAACGCTACACAGATAGATAGATCAGTCACATATAATTACTTAGAGAGAACTTGGTATACATCAACATTGTCAAGAACAACTTGGACGGATTATGGTGTTTATCAAAGACCATATGCAACAAAATATGAGATAGGCACAACGGGGAATACTCCTACTGTTTTAGGTGTAACTGCTGGTGCATCCTTACTGTATGAACATGAACAAGGTGTAAATGACGATCAATCTGCTATGACAGCATTTATTACTTCAGGTGATTTTGATATACAAGATGGACAACAAATACTATCTATAAGCAAGGGTATACCTGATTTTAAAAATCAAGCTGGATCTGCTACAATGACCATGGGTTTTAAATCTTATCCGTCAGAAACAGGCACTACAATTGATCGATCTGTAGACACAACAACGAAATTTTTTAATTTACGTGGTAGAGGCAGACAAGCTAATGTAAAAATAACAAGTAATACTTTAGATTCAGACTGGCGTTATGGTACGTTACGTTTGGATGTAAAACCAGATGGAGGTAGATAATGGCTAAAATTAGCACAACAAGATTACCAGATGCGCCTGCTGAGTATGAACCAATACAGTTTGATACTCTAATACGTATCTTAGAACAAATAACTCAACAACTAAATTTTGGTTTTCAACAAGATTTAAAAGATGAGTCAACAGCGAGGACTTTCTTCCTTGGCTGATTTTTTTAAATTATTTTCTAAGACCGCTACAGGGTCTAATACAGCTGTTTACACAGTTCCTACAGCGAATGAGGGAGCTGTACCACCTGTTTTGCCAACAACAGCCATAGTAAAAAGCATTAGATTAGCTAATGTTTCTGGAGGAGCAGTGACAACGACTGTTACAATATTAGATTATGATGCTAGTTCTCCTTTAGAAATAGAGCTTTTTAAAAGCAGTTTAGCAGATGGTGCAACTCAGGAAGTTTTATCACAACCTGTATCTTTAGAACAACAAGATGCTATTAAAATAGTTGGTAATGGTGTAAAAATAGCAGTAAGTTTAATGGAGATTACATAATGTCAATTGGTAAAAAAGTACAAGATGCAGAACAAATAGGCACTGAAATTGTAGATGGTAAAGAATTACCTGTTCTTAAACCTGAAGTGTATGTAAAAATTTATTGTAAGAATTGTAGCGCTGAGGTTGACTCAGAAGAAGAGGCTACTGGTACTTGTAACGACTGTGGTAAACCTTGGGCCGAATCAAAGGCCAAGGATGTTACCATACGTGTCGTTAAAATGCCTGATGTTAAAGGCGAAACAAAAGAATAATTAGTCTTCACACTGACAATTTTCACAACGATGTTGCTCTGCACTGTTAATGTGTCTTTCTAAATCTCTTTCCATAGCTAATAGTCGTTCGTGATATTTGCTCACCTTATCTGCAAGGTAGGCAATGGCTTTATTTATGTCTTCGTTTTCCATATTTTCTCCTATGATTGTTAATTTTGGTGAGAACCTAATGTAAACATATTTTTTTGAACTTCAACAGAACTTTTTAAAATTGTTTTCTTGACAACTACGATGTCTCTGAATAAGCGACGTGTAAATACTCAATCTTTGTAACCCAACCACGTGGTATTGCAATTGAACCACCACCATGATTATCATCTTTATCTGTGCACCAAGAGCGCATAATAACTATTTTTTCTTTATTATTAATAACCATGTATCCTACTTCTTGACACACGGCTAACGGAGCATTAAGTATGTCTTTTATAGGCAACCAGCCTGTTTCTGTATCACGAGCATCTAACCACGTGACACGGACCATGGGCACCTTTGTAATATCAAAACTCATTTATGTTGCATGATACTAGAAATTTGCCTATAATTACACGATTAATTAGGCTCATCTACAAGGCTAGCCTCTTGCCTCATTATTAAAATGCATTTTAAGGAGATTAATGAAGAAACTAGCGCTACAACAAGGGGGCTTAGCTGATTTTCAAGACGCTGTCACCGCACTAAAAAATTTAGGACGTTTTGAAGACGACACTATTGCTCACGTTGCGACGGGAGAAACTATCGTGCCTATGGAGGTATTTGATGAAAACCCTGAGTTACGAGATCAAGTATTCACTTCCATGGCAAAGCTGGGAATCAATCCAGCGGAATATATTGTTGGTAGTAATTTAAATTCAATCAATCCTATTACAGGTCAACCAGAATTCTTTTTAAAAAAATTAGTTAAAAAATTAAAAAAAGCAGCTCCAATAGTTTTACCTTTGGCAGCGTCTTTTATTCCTGGTGCGAGCCCATTTCTAATTGGTGCAGCAGGAACAGCTGGTGGATTAATTGGAGGTCAGAAACCTAGTCAAGCGTTACTATCAGGTATCACAGCTGGTGGATTAGCTGGTCTTGCAAAAGGTTCACAAGCAGCAATGTTAGGTCGTCAAGCCGGTGGCAGATCTTTAGGAAGTTCATTATTTAAAGGTATTCAAGAGGGTGGTATAGGCACGTTGTTTCAAGGTGCACAACCTGCTTTTACAGGGACCGATGGACTTGCAGGGGGACAAGGAGTTGCACCGGCAGCGGCACCATCAGCTACAGAAACAGCAACCAAGGCTGCAACTGATCAAGGTTTTTTTGAAAAAGCAACAAACATATTTAGAGAAGATGGCGATCCGAGCAAAGGGTTTAGTCAAAAAAGAATACTAGCTGGTTTATTTGGACTACAGGGTATAGCTCAAATAATGCCGAGCTTATTCGGTGGTGAGCAGGAGGGCGTAGCCTATGCTCCAGAATTATATCCAGGCGAGGGTATGTTTGATTCAATTACTAATGTGGCTTATGCTCCAGCTTATTCAGCTGGTTCAAACATAGTTCCAACTATGTTTGCTGCAAAAGGAGGTATTGTAAATTTAGCTGAAGGAGGTTTTCCTGAAGATGCTCCAAGAGCACGAGGCATGCTTCGTGGTCCAGGAACAGGAACTAGTGATGATATACCAGCGTTCTTGAGTAATGGTGAATTTGTTGTTACAGCTAAAGCTGTAAAAAATGCAGGAGGAGCAAGACCGATGTATGAAATGATGGAAAATTTAGAAAAAGGTGGTAAACTATCACCGGAATCAAGAGGTAAAAAATAATGTCAGAAACATATGTAAGACCGTCGCCGTATATAGAAGAGAGAAGTGAACAACTTCTTAAAACAGTATTTGGTGATCCTAATGCAGAGAGAAGACAAGGTGAGAGTTTAGAAGATTTTAATTTACGAAAGTTTGGTCGAGCAGGAGTTCCAAGGCAGATACCAGCGTTTGAAATCGCTGGTTTGACAGGTGATCAAACCGCTGCTTTTCAAAGAGCACGTCAAGGCATAGGCCAATTTTTACCATTCTTACAACAAGCTAGAGGCACGCTAGATCAAGGTGTTGCTACTGCTTTATCTGGATCTCCTTTAATTACACAAGGTGCAGCGTTAGCTGACACAGGTGCTTCTAGAATTGGATCAGCTGATATAGATGCATTTTTAAATCCATATCAAAGTTATGTTACTGATGAAATAAAAAGGCAGGGAGATATCATGAAAGCAAAAGCCGATAGCGATGCTACAAGAGCAGGTGCTTTCGGAGGATCAAGAGCCGAACTTGTTCAACAAGGTATTGATGATAACACACTACGTCAAATAGGTCTGTCTCAAAGACAAGGTTTTCAAGATGCGTTAACAGCTGCTGAAAGAGAGAGAAGAAGACAAGTGCAAGGCGGAATAGGAATCGGGACTCTCGGTTCACGGCTCGGTCAATTAGGTACACAAATTGGTGGTTTAGGTGCGGGTCAAGCAGGACTTGGTTTAGATTTTCAAAGAGGTAATTTAACAGACGTTCAATCCTTATTAGGTATAGGCGGATTACAACAACAATTACAACAAGCAGGACTCGATGCTGGAAGAAGAACAGCTGAGGCTCAAGAGATGGAGCCGTTTACAAGACTTGGTTTTGCTAGTGATATTTTAACAGGACAACCATCTAGTTACTCAAGTATTACTTTTCAAGATCCTGCAGCGGGAGTTAATCCATTATCTCAAATAGCAGGACTTGGTATCGGTGCACTGGGACTAGCTAGGTTGTTAGGATAGTATGCATCCACTTAACAGAAGAATGTTTAGAGAACCTATACGTGCACAAGCGGGTACGTATGTTCCTACAATAAATGACATTATGTCTTTTTATCAAGGTGGTTTTGATGATGCAGGGACACCTCTTAACACAGAGAATTTTTTAAAAGCTTTAGAGGCTGCTAAGTTAATAGGGGCAGAGGGATTATTTCCTAATCCAGGACAAGGGTTTAGCGCTGGAATTACTGGATTAGATTTTGGTGATAAGTTTTTTTCCGATAAAAAAGAAGATCAAATAAAAGCCATTGCAGAGCAATTGGGTGTGCCAATTATAGCGAATCAAGCAAATATATTTGGAAAAAATTTGGACATAAGCGGCACAGGCATTGGAGGTAGCGGAGCACTTCCACAAGGAGATGCTTATCAAGCATTGATAGACCAAAGCATAGCTGAACAAGCAGCAGGAGACGCGGCTTTAGCGGCGACAGAAGAAGAAACAAAAGCTCCAAGCACACCAGTTGGTGCAGACGATGCTGGAATAACAGCTTTAGCTGAATCACCAGAAGAAGAAAAAACAGATCAACCAAAAGCAGATTTAAGTTTAGCTGAACAATTAGAAAAAGATAGCCAGAGTATTATAGATGTTTTTGATTCTATTAATTCAGAGCAAGGTGGTGAGGCGTTTACTGAAGGATTTAAGACTACAAATAAAGCACTTTTGTTTAACGCACTTAGAGCATTAAATGCAGGGAAAGAAGCCGGAGGACAAGCTCTTCAAGAAGCTCAAGATTTTACTAAAGGAGTTATAGCAAACATTGCTCCAAGTGAAGAAGCCATGAAAGAGTTTAATGATGCTTTTCAATCCTTAACTGGATTTAAATTAACTGGAACAAGCGATGCCGGTGAATCAGAAATATTTGGAGTCAGTATGAGCGATCTTGAAGAGGGTGGTAAAAAAGTTGTGGACACTGTAAAAGATGCGGCATCTTCAGTTAAAGATACTATTGTAGAAAAAACTTTTGATGAAGAGGGTAACATCAACAGCCCGCTTGAGATAATTACAAATGAAATAAATAATATTTCAAATCAATTCAAAGCGGCAGGTGATGAGATAGATAGAAACAAAAGAATTTTAGCATTACCTTACTCATCATTAAATGAAGAAGAACAAAAAATAAAAGAAGATCTAGAATCAAATCCTGAGTTTATAAACCAAGCGATTATAAGCGCTGGCGATGGAGTTAAAACTGCAATCAATAGCACTAAAGATGCTGTTAATAATGTTGTAGAAAATTTAGATGCACCTCAAGCAGAAAAGAACGATATCAAAAATCAAATGAATGAAATTCAAGGCAACATGAATTTTATTCTAGATCAATATGAAAAAGGAGAAATAACAAAAGATAAGTTCGATGATTTAATGAATGCAGAAAATGATAAACTTAATGACCTACAATCAAATCTTGAATCACAATCAAGTTCAATTTCTACTGGAACAATAACGGAAGAAGACGCAACAAAAACAGATGAGGTAGAAAAAGAAGAAGAAAAAGGAACAGGCGTAGATACTGAAACCGGAGTTAAGACAGACACGGCAGGAGCTAATATAGTTGATGGCACCACAACTAATAGCGGTGTCAGTGGAGCTATTGCTAGAGCACTAGAAGCATCAGGATTTAATCTTGGATATCAAAAAGATCCAGACTCTGATGCATTGAAAACTGTATATTATGGATTACAATTAATGATGACACCAGGTGAACCTCTTGAGGCTGCAGCTAAAGTTGCAAGTGATGCACTTAGAAATGAAATAAATGAAAAATACAAAACAAAAGCTCAACAACAAAAATTTAGAGGAGAGATATTTAAAGTTCTCCTTAGCGGTGAAATAGATTTATTAAAAGAACAGATAAAAGCAGATGGTAAAATTACTAAACAAAGCAAATATAATATAGGAAGTGTAAAAGAAAACGCTCCCACAATATTAAGTAGTATTACAAATAAAACAAATTTATCTTTTGATAGTGACGCTTTAGAAGATCCAAACTCGATAGAGTCTTTGTATGTTACAAACATTTACAATAGAATGCAGACACAAGCCAATAGATTATACAACGCAGGTCAAGATATTCCAAGTAACAATCAATTAGCATTAGATGCAATAGACAAAGTCAACAACGAATTCTTGTTCCAGAATAAAGAACCAGGAGTGTTTGGTAAAATTTTAGGATTTATCGGTTTTGGTGACGATGAACAAAAAACAGAATTAGCTGGAGTAAAAACTTCTGGTTCAGGCACTGGTCAAAAGGTTACAAATCAGATGATTGATACTTTAGCAAAAGCAAATAATTTACCAAGAGATCAAATTATTGCATTACTTAAAGCGCAAAGACCTGATTTAGATTTTAGTGGAATAAGTTAATGGCTGAGCTTGACCTATCAATAGTGGGGCTCGACAATACAACACCGCAAATTGGAGGAGTTGAACCAGAGGCCGGTGGTTTAGATTTATCTGTTATAGGATTAGACAACATATCACCTACGGCAGCTATACCATCAGAGCAAAGTGAGTTTTCAAAAGGACTTGAAAGAAGTTTTAACAACGTTCAGGCGATCACAGGAGATTCCCTAGCCGTAATTGGTGAATTAATAAACAGTGATGATTTAGTTGGCTACGGTAAATCTGTATCTTTAAAAAATAGATTAGAGGCAGCAGCCGTTGGCATGCCTGAAGTGGGTAAAATAGAAGATGTTACAGGTGCAAATGATATTGCACCATGGGTAGCTAATCAAGTCGGACAAGCAATTCCATCTTTATTTCCTGGCGTATCAGCTGCTATTGCAACAAGGTTAGGTATGGGTTTAGTCGGTTTTTCTCCGGTGGGATTCGTTGGAAGGTTTGGTTTACCAGCTGTATCAGCTTATCTTACTAGTGCTTTTCTTGGAACTGGTGAGGCGGCTAGAGCACAAAAAGAACTCGCTGGTAATGAAGATTATTCTGATGCGGAACAAGCATTAAAAACTGGATTACTCGCTGGAACTTTTGATATCGCTACAATTATTCCCATCTTACGACCCCTGGAACCGGCGCTAAAAAGAATAGGTAAAAAAAATTCTGTTGATCAAATACAAAAAATATTTGAAGTAGATAAAACAACAGCACAAAAAGTTTTTGATGGAGTTATATCGACAGGAGGAAACGTAGCAACAGCTTCAGCGTTAGAAGCCGTTACGGAAGCTGCACAAGAAAATGTATTCATTAAAGGAGCAGAAAAATCAACAGGATTAGAGGTTCCAGAAGAGGAAGTAAGAAGTCGTGTTATAAATGCAGGTATACAAGGAGGCTTTGGTGGTGGTGTATACGCTGGCATATCAAGCACTATCGGTCCGTTGTTAAACAGATCAGGAGACTCAGGTCTTAGAAGCTTTCCTGATAACTCAGGCACAGCTATAAAGTACCCTAACTACACAACATTTAAAAAAGAAGCGACACCAAAAGAACAAGAAAATATAAATACAGAAGCAGATTTTTTAAAGGTAAGAGACGCAGAGATTAATATGTACGTGGATCGTCCAGCACGGAACACGGTTCGTGAAGTCTACAGATTAGGAGGACAACCTTACTCTTCTAATTATTATGGCAAAGGTCCTGCTATTGTAAAATTTTTTAAACCAATAAAAGATAAAGAATCAGGAGAACAAATACTTGTTCCTGATGCGATGAGTGTTCCTACATCAAGATACTATAAAATTAAAAAAGGTTTAGGTGAGTTTAAAGATAAGGTTTTAGATTTGACAGTCGCTAAATCTATTAGTGCAATAGATGACTTATCAGCTAGATCAGATACCGCTAAAAAAATAAGACAGTCTCTTGCTTATTTTGATGATGGAGTTATCAGTAAAAGAGAAGCACAGACAGCTACAATAGATGAGCGTATCTTTTCTGAAATGGGTAGACATTCAGAAAAATTTCAAAAAGGAATAGACACAGTATCAAAGACAGTTCGTGCGCCTTTTACTTCCGTAATAACACCAGCAACAAACAAAGAATTACAGCTTGCACTTAACGAGCCAATAATAAATGAACAAACAGTTCCCGATGCTAAAATAAGAAGAGCGGCACAATTAATTAGGGAAGAGTTAGATGGTTTATTAGACTACGCTAGAAATGCAAAATTTATTTTAGATATTAATGACGGACAAGGTGGAACGTTTAAAGGCAAGAATGTAGGATTTAACCCTGGTTATATCAAAGGGTATTTTCCTACAAATTATTTGTATAAAAAAATGAGAGACAATCCTAACTTTGGAAAAGAATTTACAGATATGCTTCAACGAAATGGATTTACAGAAAAAGAAGCAGCTGAAGTTAAACAAAGTATAATAGATAACCAGGGCTTTCCAATAACATTAAGAGATGAAAGCATTGGTTTAGATCCCACAAAAAAAGCAGGCCCGATTGAAAAAACTAGAGAGTTAAAAAATATTCCTGCTGCGGAGATGGCTCCTTTCATAAATACAAATGTTATAGATACATTCCATAGATACAGGGACGCTGTTGTTAGACGTGTAGAGTATGCAAAAACTTTTGGAAAAAACAATGAAGTATTAGAGCAAGCTCTAAATTTAATTCAAGCAGAAACAGATGCAGCAAGAGTGCCTTTAACAGGTGGTGAAAAAAATAGAATTAGAAATCTGACTGCAGCTTTACAGAAACAATACAAGCCAATTGAAAGTGGTGTTATGAGAAAATTAAATGCAGCTCTGATAACATATGGATATGTTTTAACTTTACCTTTTGCTACGATATCTTCTCTTAGTGAACCATTTCTTATTTTATCAAGGGGCGGCGCGGGAGTAAAAACAATCATCAAAGGTTTTACACTTCCTATTCGTGGTGCAATCAGAAGTTTGTTTCCTCGTTTTCCAAGAGACGAAGTTGATACAGCCATAGCAAATATAGGACTAGGACTAGATGCAGCTGTTGTTGAAAGACAGAACGATGCATTTGGAGGTGGACAAGAATCAAATAGATTTACAGAAAAGTTTTTTAGATTAAACTTTTTATCACAGTTTACAAAGTTTAACAGAACACTGGCATATATCGCTGCACAAAATTTAATTTATAATAATGCTGTGTTCTTGGCAAAGAACATGAACAGAAGAAATATAAATGATGTAAACGAATTACCCGACACAGGTAGATTTAAAATAAAAAAAGATCAACTAAGAGAGCTGGGTATAGAACCTGGTGAAGCAGTGAACTTTGTAAATAGTGATGTATTTAAAAGCGGTAACAAAGAGGCCATACAAAACACAGAGTTCTTTCAAGATAAAGTTAGAATAGGTGGTATACGATATGTAAATGAAGTTGTTATGAACCCACGTGCAACACAAAGACCAATGTGGATGTCTGATCCACACTTAGCTTTTCTTGGACAGTTAAAAGGTTTCCAAATAACTTTCTCTAATACGGTATTAAAAAGATGGTACAACGAAATATTTAAAACCGGTTTTTACAATGGCATAGCAAACGGTGGTAGACTGGCAGCTGTAGGAGCGGTGATGACAATAGCAGCAGCTCTTGGTAATGAACTTAGAGAGTTTTTACAGTTTGGACCGAAGGGTAACCCTCGTTTAAAAGATGAAGATTTTGAAGAACAATTGTTAAGAGCAGTAGAGAGAACAGGTTTCTTTGGCCCCGTGCAATTATTAATGGACTCTGCTCGTGCAGAGAAATATGGATCAGGTCCAGTAGAAGCATTGATGGGTCCTATCGTACATAGATTAGTTAGTTATTTGGAGGGTATAAGAGATCTTTTATCTGACGGAGAAAAAGAAAAACTTATAAGAGAGCTGGTAAAATCAATACCGATTCTTGGCACATCGCCTCAAATTAGAGAAGAATTGTATGAAGCACTTGATGTTCCGACAGACTTTGGTAAAACAAAAGGATTAAACGTAGGAGTATTATAATGGTAAGTGATGCAAGAGACGCGTATAGAGCTAAACAAGCCTCAAAGACTAGAGCAGATAAGATAAAAGATTTAGAGCAATCTGTTGGTAGTCTTAATAGACGCGTTGAAAACGCAATAAAAGCTGGTGATACAGATAAAGTAAAAGACCTACGTTCAAGGCAAAAAAGTTTTGTGAAAGATTTAGGTAATGAATTAGCTATTCAAAGCGGTGGCGTGATGAGAACTGCACCAACCAGTGCTGATGATAAGGGAAGAATTATACGAGATAGTAGTGGTAATCCTATTTTAACAACAGGAGGATCTCAAACTTTTCAAGATAACATGCAAAGAAATTTTTTAGATCCAACCAGAAGATTACAAAATGTAAACCCACAAATGTATAGAGCTGCGTACCCGATGGAAAACCGATTAATGTCTGGGCCTTTTGCACTGCAAGCAGCTAAAAACTTTTTTAATATACCGCAAAGACAAATACCAATGTCTGATCCAAACTTTAATACCAGCAGAGATCTTTCTCTTGATTTACAAACACAAAACCCTGATATAGCTGAAAGTTATTCTCAGTTTATGGACAAACAATTCCCGATGAATCAAAGTGAAACTGTTGAAAGAAACACCATCGCTAATGAAACACCAGAATATTTAGATAATATTATTCAAACAGGGGGCCTAGCAAATCTTGATCAGTTTAATTTTGGAGACACGGGTGACGAAGCATTACGAGGTGCTAGGGGAATAGCAGACGAGTTTGATAAACTTGGATTTGATCTTGATGTTGGTGATAGAGAAGTAGGGTTTTCAACACCTTTATTTAATTTACCTGGGAACTTTAGATTTAGTGCAAACCCTCAAGGTGGTGGAATAATGTATAACCTAGGC